GAAACCTCAGAAGAAACAACGATCCAGTTAGCACCACCTCTCAAAGTAGATTTGTGAATTTGTGCAGATAATTGGTTAATCGCTGTAATCAAAGTTTGATTCCAGTCTTTTTGAGTGTAAGAAGTTGTTTGAGCAATTCTTCTCCAACCATTGTAATCCCAACGTAATTGCCATGCCGCACCTTTACGTAAATCTCTTAAGATTTCACGATCGATTTCAGCCGCAACTTGTTCAGATAATAAAGCTGTTAATTCAGCCTCAGCATCAATGTTATGGAATGCAGCAACGTCTTGAGCTAATTCAGGAGACCATTGTGCTCTTAGTTTTCTTTCTGTAACAGATACAGTTACTGACTCAAGGTCAAAAGAAACCTCACCAATTTGATCTTCGAATTCTAACTCAGCGTATCTTCTATACCATGCCATGAATACGTTAGCTCCACCTGAAACAATTGTTGTTCCTGTGTAACCATCAAGTGATGTATCACCACAATCAGCACATGCTGGACAAGATAAATCTACTTCTAAATAGATACAACCGTTAGCGTCACAAACATCGTAGAAGTTTGATCCGTTTCCTGATGGAGGAGTTGAAGGGCTATTGTAGTTATTACCGTTATTGTTAAATTGTGTGTTTTGGTTGTCACCGTATTGAACGATTCCTTTTCCGTATTTTTGAGTTACTACTCTAAATAACTGAGGAACAAATACTGTTTGACCATTGTAAGTACCAGTTAATGAATTACATGGAGTTGTTTCATAATCAATACCTGAAGTTCCGTAGAGTCTCAAGTCAGATAAGAAAGATTCTGTATCCATTTCGTTTCCATCAGGACCGATAAGTTTACCAGCTCCAGAGTTAGCAAAACCACAAAGTTTAACGATTACTTTTCTTGTGTTACCTGAATAAGCACTTAAATTAGTGTCAACCAAGTATCCACCAACCCAGTGTTGTACTGTGGTGTTAGCGGTAACTGCAGTCCACTTACCTTTAGAGTAATCAAACAATCCTGGAGGATCTAAACCTGCCTCATTTCCTTCGTAGAACAAGTCGTAAAGGTTTTTAGCATATGGATAACCACCAGCAGTTGCGTCATATCCTACGTTAGGATTTGTTGGTCCGTTAGGTGCTCCTACAGGTGCGTAGTGTTGTCCACCAGCATCAACGTTTGATGGTGAAGAGTTAGGATACAAGTTTGCGAATGTAGATTCTACGTTCTCATAACCTTGGATTTTAGGTACGAAGTAGAATAATTTACCGATAGGTAAGTTCATTGCTTGTACAGATACGATGTCGTTAGCCAACAATTTAGAGAATACACGTCTTACGATAGGGAAAACAACTGTTTCGAATGCTCCGTTAGAAGATCCGTCTGAAGATGCCTCGTTAATAAGGTGTGACGCTTGGTTCTCATATAATTGAGCTACATTTTCTTTTAGGTGACCTTTAAGACCATCTAGGAACCCTAATTTGTCCCATTTGTTAATTGTGTCTTCTTTGATAACTTTAAGGTGTTTTAACCCTATGTTACCAACAAGACCTGATTCTAATAATGCTCCCATTTTTATTTTTTTTTAATTTGAGTTTATTTTATTTGTTTATTACATTTTTGACATCAAATCCTTCATTCTTAAGAATTGAGGATTCTCGTAAGTCTTTGACTCAATCAAATTAACTGCAGATCCTGATTCAGGAGTTTTGTTAACAGTTCTTTCAATTGACTCGGTTAATTTTTGTTCTCCAACTGAACCATTTGATGATAATTCACCTTTAATAGATCTATAGAGATTTTTTGACTCCTTCAAAGACTCAATATTATCAAATCTTCTTAGGATATTTATTTTTTCTTGTTTTGTTGTAGAGTGTTCTGTGAACAAACGTGTTGCGTAAGCCAAATTAGAATTGAAAACTGCAACCTCATTTAATTTAGTTCTGAAAACATCAAGAGCTATTTTATATTCTTCATTTTTTTCTCTTAGAAGATTAACTTCTCCGTTAACAGATTCTTTTCTTAATTGAGATGGTGCTGCTTTTGGTTTAGGTAAACCAGGTTTACCCCAATATTTACCAGCTCCTAAAGTTCTTGATGATTCTTTAGTTTCCATTTTTTCGTAATCTTTACCTTTGTGGGCCTTAGAATTATCACCTTTATTACCTCCGAATTTACCTTCGAAATCTTTATAGTGTCCATCTTTACCTTCGCCGGCCTTTTTCTTTACTCCACCAACTTCTTCTCGTTTGTATTCACTTTTTTTAGAACCAAACTCTTTTTCTTCTTTATATTCGAATCTAGCTTTACCTGTTCCTACGGCTTTAGTTCCTTTTCCAAAAGCTTCTTTTTTCTTTTCAGAAAAACCTCCACTCATGTTAGGTTTTTTACTATAACCAAATTTAGGTCCTCGTCCAATCCCAACACCTTTTGGTGTTATAGATTTTTTGATTGACTCATAAAGTTCTTCTTCTAAAGAATCTGCGTAATTCATACCCAAATCATCTTCTTCTAAAGAATCTGCGTAATTCATACCCAAATCATCTTCTTCTAAAGAATCTGCGTAATTCATACCCATCATGTCTTCATCCATTTCCGCTTTAAAGTCATCTAATTCGATTTCATAGATTGTTTCTTTTTCATCAAAACTTACATCTTCTCGTTCGCAGTCAGGATGACCAGGATTTCTTCTACACATTTCTGCCTCATAATCCTCATATTCTGACGATCCCCATTCATCAAGATCCATTTTTTCTAAATCCATTCCTTCTTCTAAGTCTGGATCCCCGTAGGATTCTCCTAATTGGATTAGATAATCGTCGTCATCATCAGACAAGTGAATGTATTCACCTTCTTTTTTAACAACAATACCGTCATCATCTCCCATTGCTCTGAAAACTTTTAAGACCTCTTCATCAGACGCATCAGTCATGTCGATTGTTTCATCGCCCATTGCCATTTCGTCGTCATCCATTGCCATTTCGTCGTCATCCATAGCCATGTCGTCATCGTCCATTGCCATGTCGTCATCGTCCATTGCCATGTCGTCGTCATCCGCAGCCATTTCATCATCGTCCATTGCCATTTCGTCGTCAGCTACGTCTTCATCATCAACAGGGGGGGTTTCAATCTCATCTTGTTCTCTCAGAGATTCTTTTACCAATTGTTTGATTTCTTCACTCATCGTAGATTGAAGTATTCCTTTTGCATTCTCTTGAAGAGTCTCCTCCAAATTCCTGATTTGGAAAAGGGCGTCTTCTACTACATTTTTGCTGTAACTCATTTTTTTTAAATAGTTTTCTAATAAATATTCACTTTTTTTAAAAAAATTCGTTTTACGTCGTGTTTAGGCAAAAAAAAAGGGAAAAGAACTTTTGTTCCTCCCCCTTTTTAGATTAAAAAGTTAATATTAATTCTCAATCACCTCATCAATTTTACTTTCGCTAATTGAAGTGATTCTCCAATCCATAGTATAATTTTCATACACTTTTGTGATTTTTGCCTCCACATCAGTCGGTGAATAACCTTTTACGAGTTTTTCTTCTCTCATTTTTTTAACTTTACCTGTATTCTCATCAGGCATGTCAGTTGTAATCTTTGCTATAAAATACTTTTCGTCCATAATTTTTTTATTTATTTAAATAATCGGACAATCGATTCATTAAGTCAAGTGATTTTGCTCCAGTTTCACCAACATGTCTTTCTGCATTCATTTTTTTCTCCTCATCAAGATTCTCTTCAAAGTTCAATCTTTCATTTGGTTCTCTAAAAAGATACGCTCCTGGTGTAGATGGAGAAGACACAAGATCAAAACAAATTAATTCAAAATCATCCTGAACTTCATTTTGTTCACCCACTTTTTTAAGTGATCCTACACCACGAGAAGAAATACCTAAAGTAACCCCCTGACGTAAGTAGTTTGCCGCTAAGTCCCCTTTTGTTGAAACAATTCCTCTTTCGTGAAAACCAGGACTTGTTAATAGTTTTAGTTTTCCTAACAATACAGGACCCTCCCACCAAATATCGGTTATAGCGTGAGAAACTCTATCTAAATCTATTAGAGAAGATTCGGGGTGATTTAACTCAGAAAGAGCAGTCCCCTTTTGAATCATTTTTTTATAATTTTCGGCTTCCCTTTTTAATATTTTTTCAGGATATAATCTACCATTTCTATTTGGTGTGTCATATTTTTGAAGAACCGCATAAAATTCAAATGGTTTTGAGTGGTCTAACATATCTCTATTTTCCCTTATCATAGATAAGTTTCTTCTTTCGTTTGGATCTATGTATCCTGCGTCATACTCAACAAGAATCCCACGGCCAGAATCTCTTGGACCTAATATTTTTAAATCGTTCATCTAATATTTTATTTATAAATACTAAATAGTTTCAGTTTCTTTCTTTACGATCTTTTGATTTCCGTTTTTTGTTAAGTAGAATTTAAAATATTTGTTCCTACTCATTGTATCTGAATAAATAGATTTGATAAGGCTTTTGACTATCTGTTTTAATTTTGGGGATTTGAAATCTAATGGGGTGATTAAGAATAAATTTATTTCTAAATTTAAAAAAGACTTCTTTTTGGTTTGTATACCGCTTGTTCGTAGATCTAAATCTACTATAAATTTTGTATCAAAATACTCTTTGTTTATGTTTTCTAAAACTGTGTGTTTGACCGATCTTGTCATGTTTAGAACTACTCGGTTCCAATTTTCTACGTCTTCTTTGGGTTCAACCCATGTTTGGATGTTTAAAAAAATTGATTTTAAATTTGTGGAATCTATTGTACCGTAATGGGATTTGAATGATTTATATCCACCCAATTTTGTGGTTTTTCCTTTTTTCATAAAATTTTTTCATCTTCGAACTGTTTATTTTTATATAAATGTAACGAAATATTATATTTATATCAACAACCCAAAAAAATATGTTAATTGTAGAAGTAAAAAAAGGAAACGTAGAAAAAGCACTTAAAACACTTAAAGGTAAGGTTATTAGAACCAAACAAAACTCAATACTTTTTGATAAAAAAGAGTTTGTAAAAAAATCTGTAGGTAGACGTGCGGAAATTAAAAAGGCTTCCTATATCCAAAAGTTAAAAAGTAGTATAGACTAAAGTCCCTCGTTTAATTGTTTCAATTTATAATAATTCAGTTCTGAAAAAGACTCCGTTTGTAATTTACCCAAAACCTGATCTATTGTGTTAATAGTTGTTTGGTCGGTTTCTTTTTCTTTTTGATCATTTAATTTCTCAAAAGCAATTGTTTTTTCTTTATTGTAGTTTTCAACCAAAGTCTCTTTTGGTATTGATAGTATCTTTTTAAGTTCTTTTCTTTCAGATTCTTCTAAAGAAGAAACAAAGTTTTTTACGGTCTTATTAGCAACATTAATCATAGATTTAAGTGGAACATTGATAATTTCTTTCTGCACTTTTTTGTTCTGTTTTAAACTCTCTACAATTATTTTTTTACTTTTAATTTTATTTTCTAAAGTTAAAAGACTGGAAGAAAATAAATTGTCAATTTCCTGATATTTGTTTTCGCATTTCACATGTCCAACCCACGCTTTAATTTCTCTAACCTGATTTGGGATAATTTTATTTATTAAATTTTCGTAAGCAATAATTGATTCGTTTAGATAATCATTTGCAACAGATTCATTTAAACCTTTGTTATCAGAAAGTTCATCATACAAAAAAAATATTTTTGATATGTTTTTATTTTTGATAATAAGTTCCTCAAATATAAAAAGACTATCCTTAAAGGTATTCTTTTTATAAGATTCTGTTAAATAAGTTTCTATTTTTGACTTTAATTCTCCAAATTTCATTTTTCTAATTTTCTTATAAATATCAACTTATTTTATTTATGTCATCAATATCAGTGTCTGTAGTTTCTTCATCATATTCCTCTCTGTCAATCATTTCACCCTCCCACCAATCAGAACCACCAAACCAACTATCAAACTCTTGGACATCGTCCTCATCTTCTAAGTAACTATCTATCGTATTTTTCCATAATTCTTTAACACTAATTCTTGCATATCTTCTTGTGATAATTTCGTAAGTCTGTAATTCAGGAACTTTTATTGGTTCAGTTTCATAATTAGGATTCATTCGATATAACGAAAAAATAAATGATAAATCTTCAGTTTCAGCCACCATTCCAATATCATCTAAAATGTCTTTAACTATTTTTTGATTGGCTCCAGAAACTAATTCTCTTGGTCGACCATAATCTCCGATATCATTTTTCATCCTTTTTAAAAGGAACCTCATGTTTTTTTCGGTAATATTTTTGAACTTACTCATACCAATAAATATTAGTCACCAAGAAGTTTAGAAAGTTCATCCTCGATTAA